TCTTGACCTACTGGGTCAAGTGCTTCACTCATTTTTGCTCTCTTTGCTCTTGCTTTTGCAAGCAGTCTTTCTCTAGCAGCATCTGCATCCTTCTTAGGGACACGATAACCATCACGGTCAGTCTTGAGTTTCTCTTTAGGTGCTTCTACACCTTTCTTATACTCAGGATGATCATCTACTTTCATCCCACGCTTTTTCTCAAGACGTGCCTTGCGCTCCTTGGTTCCCTTCTCGGGATCCTTATCACGAATTCCTTCGTTAATTTCATTAACTTCAGGAGTGTTAACAACGTTCTCAAGATATACCTTTGAAATATCATTCAAAGGGTTCTTAGAGATACCGAGTCCATTGGTTATCATTGTATTCTACTTAGACTTTTTCTTATATTTATTTATGAAATTCTGGATACTAGTTGTATGAGTTAATCTCATTGCATAGTTTCTAAGAGAATCAGTTCCAATTTCTCTTTCACTTGCAGATACACCCGATTCATCAGTATAAGCAGACTCAGTTACATCTTTGATCCAAGACTTAAACATCAGACTCTCTTGGGTCAAACAAATAAGATGATTTGTTCCTCTACGAATAACTTCTCCAATGAGACCAGTGTTGAGGTTCTCTACGATATCACCAATAGAATAAATTCTATCTGCCACATAGTTTTCACGCAGGTTCTTCATATCAAGTTTGGGAGCAATTTGCCACAACTCTTCTACTTCTTTCTTCTTAGAAGTTCCCATTTGCTTCTTGATCAGAGCAAATAATGCTTTTGCATCTTTGTCATCAAGTGAACTTGGAATTCCAGAACGGAAGGTTTTAAAGTCATCTTCAGTTGCTGCCTTACGCATCTTGGATGCAGACATTCCTTCTACACCTTCAGCATCTGCATCTCTTTCGCCAGCAGATACTACATTGATATTTTCAAAGTCGTATAGTTCGCCGTTATACTTATTAGCAAGGTTCTTAAACTCGCCAAGTCTATCTGCACCAACAACAATAGTGACTTCACCATATCCATCATCATATGCTGCCTGAAGAACATTGAAGATGGTTTTCATATTTTCATCATTAATGATGTTATCCTCATACTTAGGGAACATCTTCTTCATATATTCAACCTTAGAATCAGGATTCAAAGGGTTCTTTTTAGCATCCTGAGACCTTGAAGGATATACTTTAAAGTCAGACCCAGAAGATATTCCGTGTGCAGTATCAAGTAATTTCTTATGACCTGTTGTTGGTGGATTGAAACGACCAAATACAACAGTCAATGCATCATTCTGTTTCTCCTCACCCTCACCCGCTTCAGGTGCTGCAGGTGCTGCTGTCTTCTGAGGAGTTGTTGCTGCTTGTGCTTTCTTCTTAGCATCTTCTGGTTGATCCTTACCAGGTTTTTGTCCCTTATTATAAAACTTTAATTCACCACCCTCGGTCTTAGCAACAAACTCTCCTGCAGCATTATACCATCCACCATGTCCATCCGTCTTAAGACCCATTTTCTTGGCTCTTTCGGATGCAATAGATGCTTGTGCTTCAGTAAAGAATTTTAGAAAGTTCTTCATTTATATTGTAAGTCCTTATACTTTATTTATTACTCTAGTTTTATGTAAGGTGCAGAATACGTTGCTTGAGAACTTGCATACAGATAAAAGTCCTGAACAACTTGACTCTTTACTTGACTTGGTGCTGCTGCCATAGTAGTCAATAGTTTCAATACAAGATATTTTGAATAGCGATACTTGTCTGATTTTGATTTAATCATATCAGATGCTTCTTGAACTTGTCCACTTTTTATCAGACCAAAACTTACCATCATCTTTGCAATATCCATCGCGTGGGCATCGCTATTACTCTTTGCAAGACCAGCAGACTCTAATGATGTTGGCAACTTTGGAAGTCCATGACGGTTCAAGATAAAGTTGATAGGTCCTAATGATATCTTACCTTGGTTTGCAGATGCACCTTTAATCTCACCCTGCCATCCAGTCAGAGATGCTTCACCACCAAAACTTCTAAACTGAATTTTCTCAGTCGTTCCTTTTCCCCACTGAATGTATCCATCCATAGCATCTAGGTTTGTTGTACTTCCCCTAAATGATGCTGTAATCATTTTCTTATCGGTAGGAAAGTTCTTTTTACTTATCCTAGCAGTTCCCGTTATCTTCTTAAGAGAAACTCCGATGAGTTGATTAGACTGAATATACTCAAACATCTTTTCATTGAGTCCTTTCAATGTCTTTTCTGCTTGAAGAGCACCAACATTGAATCCACCACCCACCATATAGATGTCAGCAGGACTCCACTTGTTCAAGTTTCCAAATGCACCTTCTTGTCTATTGATAGTGGTGAATGTTTTTTCTACTGCATCAACTAACTTTGAACCTCTATGAAAAGTAAATTTTCCTTTTCCTTTATACATCTTATACAAGGCATTTGCACCAGCAATAGAAGAGTTAATCCAGTCATCTGGTAAGTTATTTACCATACTGTCAAACTTTTCATCAGTGATAGCAGAACCAGATGCCTTGGCAAAGTTTTCTTTGGTCACATCTTTGATAGACATTTCACGACCAAGAACATTAAACACAACAGCAGCATATAGTGCCTGAGAAGACTCTGCAAGTTTAGTCAGTGCTGCACCAGCACCTGATCCACCACCAGCACCTTTCTTGTAGATTAGTTTGATGACTCCTTTTTGCAAAGGAATCTTAGTTACAGGGAATGAAGACTCGCTCTTGTCAATCTCGTTGACGTATTTTACTCTTAACTGTTTGAGTCTCTTGGATATTTTATCTTGTATCTCTGCTCTTTGAGAAGATATGACACGTATCTTATCTACTTTCGGTCCTGCTTTTACAACCTTAGTTTGAACTCCTTGCAAAGCAGAGTTTATTGCAAGTAATACTTCAGAGTCAGACATTACAGGTTATACTATTTCCTATAATATTTAGAATGGAGGATAGGAGACTCGAACTCCTGACCCCCTGCGTGCAAAGCAGGTGCTCTACCAACTGAGCCAATCCCCCGATAAACCCCGAAGGGTCATTCAGAATCTGGTGCAGTTTCTAGATTCTGTTTTTCAGACTCTAGCACAGATTCGATGCCATCATCAATGTTTTGAATGACTTCACGAACAGAAGTGATCCGTGGCGGAGTACACTTAGGATCGTGTGTATAAATGTTTTGTTCTTCAAAAAGGATTTGACGTACTGACGCAGCAGTAAAAACGTCCATCTCAATGTTCACGGTGCTCACAGTTTTCCTCCAACAATTCCATCATTTACGACTCTAGTATACTCTCCCATCGTACCTTCTTGGAGAGTCATAAGATGCCATCGAGTCATTTTAATAACATCTTCCTTATGTAGTCCAGTAAGAAAGTGTGCCCCATAGGGTTCTTTCAATATACTGACATGAAGACCAAAGCGTGTCTCCTTAACATAAAACGCATCATCAATCCATTCTACATCCTCAGGAATATTTTTTTCAACAGTACCACCAAGGGAAGTATGAATAGTATGCTTTTTAGTATCAGTCTGAATCATCTTCTTTTTCTTTTTTGTTAAATCCAAATGGTCCTTCTTTCTTCTCCAGTGCAAGTTTCATCGCAACACCACCAACTGCTTCCATAACTTTCAGAATGTCTTCTGCCTTGGCATCTTCACCAAGTTCTTTAGCAACATACCAATACTTAGGCCAGAAAGTTTCTCCAGCATTTTGATAATCTTCAAGTGTGAGTATTTTCATTGTTCTTCAAAGAAAGTATTTGTTAATAACTTCTAGTCGTTCTTCTTCCTTTGCAATCAAATCAATTTGATCCTGAATTGCACCAAGAACATCTGGATGTTCACCAATACCAACGGGGTTGGTAAGGTAAACCTCAACATTCATCTTTGCTTTTTTGATGTTCCCAATAGCAAGTGCCTTGAGAGCCTCTAACATTTCTTGTCTCATTTTCCAACTCCATAATCGGGTGCTTGTGATTCAGGGTTTTCCCGCATTCTCTTATGCAGTCGCTCTACTGCCTTACGGGTTTCTTCAGTTTCTTCCCATTCAAAGGTATCACCCTTAGAATTGGTTATTTTCTTTTTTGTCATAGATCTCCCTCCTTGCGGTTTTCAGAATAGTGAACATCAAACTCTCCGCCAGGATAACGTGCTTTGAGTTTATCAACATTCATCTCCATGACTTCATCAAGAGAAATCTCAAGACCCATACATGCCTGAGAGACATACCACATGATGTCACCAAGTTCACGCTTGAGGTGAAACAGGTTCTCTTCATTGACAGGTTTACCTTGGAAGATAATTTTTTTGATAATCTCAGTGAACTCACCTGCCTCTGCAGACATACCTACAGCAGCAGTAAGCAGTCGCTCGGTAGGAAAGTCCGAGGCATAAAGGTCGGCAATACGAGCAGTGAACGCTTCACCATCTTTACTTTCTTGCGACGTGACTGCATCAACAAACTCCACGTATTTTTCAGTATCAACGTTACTCATTAGAAATTAAATCCCTCAAACGATTTTTTAGGTTTTCTGTCCTCAAAATCATACTCTTCTTCTTTCTTATTGTCAAGCATGTCATTCTGAGCACTCTGCTCACAATCGTACAAACGCATCTTGGCACGGTCAATACCAACAATGAAACGCTTATGAATGGTCGGATCATTATATCGGTTCTTTAACTGCTTGACTAGAAGTTGTCCCAGTTCCTCAAGTTCTTCAGTAGAAATAAGGGCAAACATAAGATCAGCAGTAGCAGGGAGACCAAAGGACTCACTTGTATCAGTAAGCTCAACATCAGAGCTACCATAACCAGAACGA